CCTGCCTCGCGGTGTGTACGGGTTTTCAGAGAAGCCGCGCACAGGCGTGGCGGCGAGCGAGGGCATGGTGTGGCTGACGCTCGTCGATCCGGTGCCGGGGGGTACGGACGGGCACGTTGGGTTCCGTCTCTCGCGAGATGAGGTTGATGTGCTGCGCCAGCAGCTTGAAGAGATTTGCGAGCTGGTGGGGTCTGATGGCTAGGGGGCCGTTGCCGTCTGGGAATGCTCGTCGGCGGAACGCTCCGGCGGTCGCGGGGTCGTCGCTTCCGGCTGGTGGTCGGCGGGGTGCGGTGCCGAAGTGCCCGCTCGAGCTCGGCGAGGCTGGAACGCGTTGGTGGAAGTGGGCGTGGAAGCTTCCGCAGGCCGACCGGTGGGATGACGGCGCCCTGTACTTCGTCGCTCGGCGGGCGATGCTCGAGGATCACGCTGCGGCGCTGAGCTTCGCGGACGAGCTGGACATCTCGGACCTCTTCGCGGATGGCGACTTCGAGGCGCGTAGTCGTGTCGAGTGGGCGCTCTCGACGCTGAAGCGCAGCGCGACTGGCGAGGTGGCGCTGATGAAGGAGATGCGCGAGCTGGACAACCGGCTCGGGCTGAATCCGAAGGCGTTGGCTGAGCTTCGCTGGACGATTGCCGAGGGCGAGGAAGAGAAGCCGAAGCTGGCGTCGGTCAAGCCGCTGGTGATGAAGGACCCGCGTGCGGCGTGAGTTTCGCGACGTTGGGCCCGATCATCGCCGATTGGATCGAGCGTCACTGCGTGATTCCCGATGGGGCGCACATGGGCGAGCCGTTCGTGCTCACCGCCGAGATGCGCACGTTCGTCGACAACTTCTACGCGGTCGACCTTGGGACGAAGAAGTTCGTGTTCTCGCGCGGCGCGCAGTTCATTCGTCCGCAGAAGCACGGCAAGGGCCCGTTCAGCGCGGCGCTGATCTGTGCGGAGGCGGCCGGTCCGGTGCTGCCGTTGTGGGATGGCGACGAGCTGGTGGGTGGCCGGCCGTGGGAGACGCCGTGGATTCAGGTCACGGCGGTGTCGGAGGACCAGACCGCGAACGTGTTCCGGGCTTTGCTGCCGATGATCCAGCTCTCTCCGAAGCTGGATATGGAGATCGCCGACACCGGCTTGACCCGCATCAACTTGCCGGGTGGCGGGTTCATCGAGCCGGTCACCGCGAGCGCGCGGTCCAGGCTTGGTCAGCGCGTGACGTTCGTGGTGCAGGACGAGACGCATTCGTGGGTTCAGGCCAACGGCGGTCTGACGCTGGCGGACAACCAGCGCCGCAACTTGGCTGGCATGGGCGGCCGGTTCATGGAGACCACGAACGCGTTCGACCCGGTCGAGGGCAGCGTGGCGCAGCGCACGTTCGAGTCCAAGGCGCCCGGCACGCTGATCGATGACCGCGAGCCGCCGCCGGGCAGCATCCGCAACAAGCGTGAGCGCCGGAAGGTGCTGCAGTACGTGTACGGCGACTCCTGGTGGGTCGATTTGGACCGGATCGATCAGGAGATCGAGGCGCTGCTCGAGCATGATCCGGCGCAGGCTGAGCGGTTCTTTCTGAACCGGAAGCTCGCGTCGGAGGGCGCGGCGTTCGACCTGGAGAAGTGGAAGACGCTCGCCAAGCCGCGGACGGTGCCGCAGCATTCGGTGGTCACGCTCGGCGTCGATGGTGCCCGCCATAACGACGCGATCGCGGTGGTCGCTACCGACGTGAAGTCGGGGTACCAGTGGCCGCTGATCATCATCGAGCGGCCCGAGGACGCCGACGACGAGTACGAGCACGACCTCAACAGGGTCGACGGGGCCGTGAGCGAGGCGTTCGAGCGGTATCAGGTGTGGCGTGCGTACTGCGACCCGCATTGGATCGACGGTCTGATCGAGGGGTGGCAGAACCGGTATGGCGAGAAGCGGGTGGTGTCGTGGCTGACGAACCGCCCCAGGCCGATCGCGTTCGCGATCCGCAACTTCGAGCAGTCGATCGCTGCTGGCGACGTGTCTCATAGCGGCGACGAGACGTTCACGAGGCACATCCGCAACGCGCGCAGGCAGAAGCTGACGGTGCTGGACGACAAGCAGCGCCAGATGCACACGTTGTCGAAGGACAGCATCCGGTCACCTCGGAAGATCGACGCGGCGATGGCTGCGGTGTTGTCGTGGGAGGCGAGGGGGGATTGCATCGCTGCTGGCGCGGTGTTCCTCGGCGATGTGCCCGAGGTGCAGCAGCAGCCTGGGCCGGCGCGGTGGCAGCCAGGGGTGGCGCCGGCGATGAACCGGTGGGGCCCGCGGCAGACGGTCGGCCCGATGGGTTCGATGTCTTGAGTCGGTAAAGAAAACAGCGAAGGGAGGCCGTGATGACGGCCAAGAAGAAGGACGAGCCAGCCGAGGTCGAGCAGCTCGGCGTGGTGGTCGGTGATGCGAAGGCGCTGATGACGGTCAACGATGTCGTGTTCGCTCTTCGTCCGGATCAGGTTCATACGTTGCGGCGCCTGTTGGACCGGGCGTTCGTTGACCTTCACTAGGAGACCCGTCTGATGGCACGAGTCACTGAGACGCCGATCGCGGCGTTCGCGCACTGCGTGAACCCGATGTGCAGGGGACGGGCGCAGCAGCCCGTCGACGCGATCCAGAAGCGCGTCGAGATCAGCTACTTCGAGCTCGGCGGGGACATGCCCGGCATCGAGCGTTCGAGCGATCATGTGCTGTTCGCCCATGATGCGGATGTGGCTTGTCCGTCGTGTGGTGGGCCGCGTGAGGTCACGGATCAGGAGCGGCCGATCATCCCGTCGCAGATCGGCCAGCAGGACTTCCTGCTGAAGCTGATCCAGGAAGGGCTAATCGCTGGTCCGGGCGAGGACACGGAGAAGCGGCTGGCGGCGCTCGAGGGCAAGCTCGCCAACGGCGGTGGCGGTCAGGATGAGCGCATCGCTGCGCTTGAGGCGCAGATCCAGGCGTTGACGGCGGCGTTGGAGGGCAAGGCGAACAAGCCCGGACCCAAGCCGAAGGTTGAGGGTGGCTGATGCCTGCGGCCAATCCGTCGTCGGCGGTCGGTGATGGCCGCCAGACGGTCACGACCGCTGGTACCCGTGTTCAGCTCGCCACGACCCCGGTGCGGGCGAACTCCACGCTGGTGACGGCCTTGTCGACGAACACCGGCATGATCGTGGTCGGCGGGAACACGTGTGTCGCCGCGGCTGGTACTCGTCGCGGCTCGCCGCTGGCGGCCAACGAGTCGGTCTCGTTCAACTGCGACCCGACGCTGTTGTGGCTGGACGCCACGGTCAACGGCGAGGGCGTGTCGTTCAGTTACGAGGCGCGGTAGTCATGCCCGTCAAGCACACGGCCACGGCCACCCCAGTGGGCGAGCTGAAGCGCCGCGCGTGGGTTCCTACCGGCGCGATCGACGAGTCGACATGGATTCGTCTCGGCGGGTCCGGGTCGACGCTGACGTCGGGAACGCTGCAGTTGGTCGGCAACCTCTTCGTGCCGGCCGGTCGCACGGTGTCGAGCATCTCGTTTCAGTCGCAGTCGCAGGGTGTCGTGACGCCGTCGAACCAGTGGTTCTGTCTGGTGCGCACCTCGGATCTGTCGGTGCTTGGCAAGACCTCGGATGACACGACCGCAGGGTGGGGCGCGAGCACATGGAAGACCCTGTCGCTGTCGACGCCGTGGACGGCTGACACGGACACGGCGGTGTACGCCGGGTGCCTGGTTGTGGCCGCGACGACACCGAACCTTGCGGGCACGGGCGGGTCGACGGCGATGACCGGTCGTGCTCCGGCGCTGGGCGGCAACTCGACCACCGGCTTGACGAACCCTGCATCTCTGGGCGCGACCGCGACGACGCCGACGGGGTTCGCTGCTGTCATGCCCTACTGCTACATCAGCTAAAGGGTGCTTGATGGCGACCTATGCGATTCGGTTCGGCAACGCGCCGGCTGCGGTGCATTGCGATGGTGCCACGGTCACGAACCTGGGGCCGGCGACCGTCTACTACGCCGATTCGCAGGACGTCTCAGTCACCGCGTATGAGGGGTCGTTGGCGTCGGGCGCGTCCGTCACGCTCGAGGGAACACAGTTCTTTGTCGCGGACGGAGCTCGCGCGTCGCTGGTGATCGGGGAACCCCCATCGGGGTTGAGCGGCGGCAGCGACGGCACCGCGCCGAGCGTGCCGCTCGTGATCAACGTCAAGGACGCCACCTACGGCGCGAAGGGCGACGGCACCACCAACGACGGGCCCGCGCTCAGGGCCGCGCTGGCCGCAGCGAACGCGGCAGCCGGTGGCGCGGTCGTGTACATCCCGCCGGGCACCTACTACATGGGGACATCGACCGGGTCGTCCTGTGCGGTGCTGTGGTCGTCAGCGTTGGCTGGGAAGCACGTCACGATCCGCGGCGCCGGGAAGTACGCGACGACGATCAAGCTGTCGACCGGGTGCCGCACGTTCGTCGGCGTCAGCTCCTACGGCGCTGGTGTCGTCTATCAGAACTTTGCGATCGAGGACCTGACGGTCGACTGCAACAACGTTGCGGCTGCGTCGTCGGCGAACTTCGGGGTGGTCATGCACTTCGGCGGGCGGTGCTCGATCGACAACCTCGCGGTCCGGCGGGTCGACACGATCAACGTCGGCAACCTTCTGAACTCCGGTTCGGAGCGCCGGAACATCGACATCACGATCTTCTGCAACGCCTACAACGACTCGGCGGGCCCGTTCTCGGTCACCGACGTGACGTTCGAGGA